GACTTAGATTTAAGTTTCAACATTCATCCTGTTCGCAAGGATGTGAATGTGCATAAGAGTGAAAGAGCTGTAATTAACTCTATTAAGAATCTTGTTCTTACAAATCATTACGAGCGTCCATTCCAACCAGAGTTAGGAAGTAACATTCGCAGACTTTTATTTGAGAATGTTGATTCCGTAATGGCCGCACAAATTGAGAGAGAAATTGAGGAAACGATTGAAAACTTTGAGCCAAGAGCACAAGTCTCAAAAGTTACCGCAATTGCAGCTCCAGACGAAAACAAATACGAAGTTGTAATGGAATTTTTTGTAATTAACAATCCAAATCCAATTACAATTAATTTTTTCCTAGAACGGATTAGATAAAAATGGCAGACCGTTTAAGAGTTACCGAACTTGATTTTGACCAAATCAAGAATAATTTAAAGACCTTTTTAAATCAGCAAACCGAGTTTACTGACTATGACTTTGAAGGTTCTGGTCTGAATATTCTATTGGATATTCTTGCATACAATACACATTACAACGCTTACTATTTGAACATGGTGGCGAATGAATCTTTCCTTGACACTTCATTGTTGAGAGATTCTGTTGTGTCTCATGCTAAAACATTAGGATATGTGCCATATTCTCAAAGAGCTCCAATTGCCACAGTTAATTTTACTGCACAGTCATCAAGCAACACTTCAGGTTCTTTAACAATACCTTCAGGTTTTTCATTCTTATCAAATCAAATTGATAACACATCTTATAACTTTGTTGTTTTAGATGAGATTACAGTTGCAAAAGCCAATAGTCAATACTATTTTGAAAACTTAGATATTTACGAAGGTCAATTAGTAACATATGCTTTCAATCACAATCAAGCAACGAATCCAAAACAAGTATTCACATTACCTGATGCAAATATTGACACAACAACAATTAAAGTAACATCAGTTCCTGCCGCAGGTAATACACAAGTTACTGTATATCAAAAAGTTACTGATGTTTTAGATATCACTACAACCTCTGAAGTTTTCTATTTGCAAGAAAACAAAAGTGGTAAATTTCAAATTTATTTTGGAAATGATATTGTCGGTAAAAAATTACCTGATGGTGCGATTGTTTCGGTAACATATCTCGTTACAAATGGAACCGCATCTAATAAAGCAAACAATTTCATTGCAACCGCAACTTTAATTGATTCACTTTCAGAGGGAATCAACAATTTTACAATCACACCAATCTCTGCTGCATCTGGTGGTGCAGAAAGAGAATCAATCGATGAAATTAAATTTGGCGCACCTGCACAATTTACTACACAAAATCGATTAGTTACTTTTAAAGATTATGAATCATACATTAAGAAAAATTATCCATCGGTAGATTCTTTGTCTGTATGGGGTGGTGAAGATGAAACTCCTCCAGTTTATGGTAAAGTTTTCATTTCATTAAAGCCTAAAGAAAACTATTACATTTCTGAAACAGAAAAACAAAGAATTGTTGATGATATTATTTCACCAAAAGCAATTGTTTCTGTTGGTGCAGAAATTATTGATCCACAATACTTGTATCTTTTAATCGACAACTATGTGGAATATGATAAAAACAAAACAACTCAAAGTGCCGAAGCAATTAAAACTTCAATTCGCAATGCAGTTTTAACTTATAACAATACAAATTTAAATAAGTTTGATGCCACTTTTGTTCTTTCTAAATTGCAAGATTCGGTAGATGGTGTAGATTTAAATGCAATTCGTGGTTCAGAAACTATACTGAGATTACAAAAAAGATTTGTTCCAGAACTTAATGTTTCAAAAACATATCAGATTGAATTCAATGCTGAATTACACCGTGGTACAACAACCAATCGCTTAGCATCATCAGAATTTGATGTGTTTGATTCGTTAGGTGTCCGTAGAACGGCACAATTAGAAGAAGTCCCAAACTCATACACCGGCATTACAGAAATCAATGTGACAAATCCAGGATTCAATTATACTGTTGCACCAACTGTAACAATTACAGGTGATGGAACTGGTGCTACTGCCACCGCAACAATCGTAAATGGTCGAGTTCAAAAAATTACAGTTGTTAATCGTGGTATTGATTACACATCTGCATTAGTTACCATTTCTGGCGGTGATGGATATGGTGCTACTGCTATTGCAGTTTTAGATTCCAGATATGGTGATTTAAGAACTGTTTACTACGATAATTTTGCACAGAAACAAATCATTCGTGAAAAAGCAGGAACAATTGATTACCAAAATGGTATTATTACTTTAACTGATATTCGCATTTTATCTGTAAAACCAAGTGATGGTTTTATTCGTATTTCTTTAGAATCAGAAAAAGGTATTTTATCATCTGCAAAAAATACTATTATTACAATTGATAGTGCAGACCCTTCTGCTATTGTAACCGAACTCGTTAGTGTCTAATGTCTGATTTAAGAACTTCTTTACTTGTTAATCGTCAAGTTCCTGAATTTATTCGGGAAGAGTATCCGTTATTCATTTCTTTTTTAGAAGCATATTACGAATATCTTGAAACTAAACAAGGCACTCAACTTAATGATTTAACTCAAAGAGCCAAAGACCTTCGAAATCTATCAGATGTTGATGATTCGATTGATGATTTTGAAGAACAGTTTTTTGCAACTTATGCTTCATTAGTATCTAAAGATGTTGAGATTGACAAGGCATTTTTAATTAAAAATGTTTTACCTCTTTACTTAGCAAAAGGTTCTGAAAACTCATTTAAGTTATTGTTCAGAATGTTATTTGGACAAGAACTTGAAGTTAAGTATCCTAAAAATGATGTTCTAAGAGCATCTGATGGTAAATGGAAAAGAGATGAGGTTATTAAAGTAACTCAAGACATTTCAAGTTACTATACTGGAAATGGAACTAAAAAAGAATTCAATCTTGTACCTTTTAATTCGGCATTAGATACAACCATTACAGTTTATGTAAATGGTTCTTTAATTGCAACATCTAATTATTTTGTTCGTAAAGAAATAAACAAACTTTATTTTTATACAGCACCTGCAAATAATGCCACAATTGAAGTTTTTTATCGTAATATCGATACAAAATTATTTGAAAATAGAAAATTAACTGGTTTAATTTCTGGTGCAACCGCATTGGTTGAAGAAGTAGAAATTGAAACCATAAACAATGAACAAATTACTACACTTTATATAAATCCAAAAACTGTTGTTGGTAACTTTACAATTGGAGAAACAATATTATTTGATATTATTGCTGATGATGAAACACTCATTTATCTTCGTGCAAGAGCGTTTTCTTCATTATTAACAATTACTATTATTGATGGTGGTGCAAACTATAATATTGGTGATCCCGTTCGTATTGTGGTTCCTACTTTTGAGAGAGAACCAAAAGCATTTATTTCCAAAACATTTAGTGGTAAAATTAATCAAGTAATAATTCGTGATGGTGGTGCTGGATTTCAAGTTGCAGCCAATGTTCGTGCAATAGGTATTCCTGAAGAAGAATTATTTTTTGCCGTAGGTGCAGTTAATACAACAGGTACTAATACACCAAATAGTTATACCATTTTTTCAGATGTAATTTCTGATATCGACCCGGCCAACAATGTAATTTTAAATTTAAATTGGGGATTGTCTGGCGGTACAGTTGCAAATGTTAATACAGTTATTTCACGAGCATTATCAAACATTTCATATTCTACTATTGGTGAAATTAGTAATGTTCAAGTGCTTGTTTCTGAAATTGCACTAACAACAACACCAACACTAAATGCAGACCCAGCAATTGTTGACATTGTTCCAATTGCAAACACAACAACCAACACAATTGTAAAAATTGATACTTTTGGTTCTTTAGGTAAATTAATAGTTTATGATGGTGGTTTAGACTATGCAATCGGTGACGAACTTGATTTTAAAAACAAACCAATGAGTTTTGGACTTGGTGCTGCAGCCGAAGTAACCAATGTTTCTGCATTTGGAACAATCACAGAAGTTAAATTTGTGCCATATAAAATTACTGGAAACGCAAGTGTAACATCGGCAAGTAATGTGATGGTCCAAGGTTATAACACTTTATTTGAAACAGAATTAGTTGTTGGTGATAAAATTATGATTGGTTCCAATACAAGAACTGTGGTATCAATTGCTTCAAATACTTCACTCAATGTAAATACAAGTTTTGGTTCAATTTTAACAAATAGACCAGTTAGACATTGGGGAAGATATTTACTTGGTGGTCAAGGATACACTAACGACAAACTTCCAACAATTACTATAAATTCTGCTCTTGGAACAGGCGCAAATTTAGCCGTTACGACAATTATGGGTGATGGAGAAAATCTATTTCCCCGTGGTACTGGTCGTGCTGGTGAAATCCAAGAAATCACAATTCTTGATCCAGGTAAAGGTATTCGTACCACACCTCAAATTGTTTTGACTTCAACTGGTGACGGAACTGCTCAAGCAAACGCAACACTCAGTCCGACATTGCAAGAATTACCTGGAAGATGGACTTCTTCAGATTCGATTCTTTCATCTTCAGATAGAAGATTGCAAGGTAGAGATTACTATATTAACTATTCTTACTTGTTATCATCGGAAATTGAGTTTGGTAAGTATAAAAAAATCTTTAAAGAACTCTTACATCCTGCTGGATTTAAATCCTATGCAGAGCTAAATAAACTAAATGAGTTAGGTGCTAATAATGTAATTATGAATACATTGACCGCACCTAAGAATATACGAACACTTTCTGGTACTGTTAATGTTAACAGCACCATTTTTGTTGTTGGAACAGGTACTAAATTTACTAAGGCAGCCAACCTCGACTTTATTGGTGCAAATACTTGGATTGCCGTAAACTCAGAAATTCGCA